GTTGGAGACTTATGCTCAAATAACTACACCCAGTAATATGCGTCCTGATGCTCAAGCTGCAACTACTTGGGGTCGAATATATGACTGTGCCCGGACCCTCCCGACAGTCAACGTGTCAAGGTATCGTCCTACCGATGAGATAATCCAAAATACCGCAGAACTTGCTTTTGTACTGTGGAAAGAGCGCTCTTCTGAGAGGAAGAAGCGTTTGGATTTTCAGTAGGCACCAGCAATTTGCACCGCATTGTGGCTTATGGATACAGGCTTCAGGAAGTCCCTCTACCTCCTATACCGGAGATCAAGAGATCTTGCTATTTTAGTGTTGTTCGCGCTGTCGATTTGGAAGTGCGTCCACCTGTTGCCGTTAGTTTAGGTTGTGATTTAAAAGACTTTGTCCAGCCCGAACCTGATCCTGCTGATCCATACACAATGATTGCTGGTGTTTGCAAGAGATTTGCTTGCAATCCGCCTGAACCGGACGTTAGTAAGTTGACCCGACTGAAAGCGTTTGTTGGTAAATTTGTTAGGGCAAACTTTACTCCTTTACACTATACATCCGACACTAGTGTGGACACATGGCTACTTGCATCCGACTATCCTTATTGGAGGAAGTGTGAGTTGAAAGCTGCTTGGGAGAAAGTTGACAATATATGGGATCGTAAGTACCATGTATGTAAGAGCTTCATGAAAGATGAGACTTATCCAGAGTATAAATATCCCCGTGGTATAAATTCGCGTAGAGACGAATTTAAATGTCTTGTTGGTCCTATATTTAAGCTTATAGAACAAGTTATTTATGCTCATCCTTCTTTCATTAAACATGTGCCAGTTGCTAGTCGTCCGAACTACATCATGAATAAACTGTATACAGCGAGTGCTAAGTATTTCGCAACTGATTATACAGCCTTTGAATCTCTATTTACTAGAGACCTTATGGAATGTACAGAATTTGTATTATATGAGTACATGACCAAGGATCTGCCTCAACACGAGGAATTCATGAGAGCTTGTAGAACGGTGATTGCGGGGACTAATAAGTGTGTTTTTAAACACTTTAGTGTTGAGTTAGAAGCGACCAGGATGTCAGGAGAGATGAACACCTCTCTCGGAAATGGCTTCGCTAATTTGATGTTGATGCTTTTTATGTGTGAGGAGGTTGGTTCCACGTTTTGTGATGGGGTTGTCGAGGGTGATGATGGTTTATTTTCCATTACCGGGCCGACACCCACCAAAGCTGATTTTGAAACTTTAGGACTCCGCATCAAATTGGAAGAACATAATGACATTTCTACTGCGTCATTTTGCGGAATAATATTCGACTCACAGGATCGTTGTAATCTTGTAGATCCACGTAAAGTTGTTATGACTTTTGGATGGGCCTGTAGTCGGTATGTAGCTGCCCGGGATAGTAAGTTGAGGGCGTTGCTTAGGTGTAAGTCGTTATCGTTGGTATACCAGTATCCAGGTTGTCCAATTGTACAAGCTTTAGGTTTGTATGGCCTCAGAATTACAACTGAGGTGAGTATAGGTGAGATGTTTAGAGTTATCAACACTAAGGGTTATAATTCTTACCACCGAACGCGTGAGCTAGCTAGTATTGGTAAACAATGGAAGACACGGGAAATTGGCATGAATACACGGCTTTTGTGTGAGCGTGTATTTGGCATTTCTGTCGAAGCCCG